CTAATCGTATCTTTAATCATATTTATCGTACTTTTTGACAAGTCAACATTGAGGTACAAATCTTTTAATCCTATGACATCATTGGACTCTGGAGTTGCCTGTATTTCAATAATATTTTGACTTAAAGCAGTTCCAGTGATGAAAATTGAGTTAATAAGGATTTCTCCGTGCATATAATCAACTGTACCTGCATTACCGTCTATAGTAACAACTTCACCATTACTATCTACGCTAACAATAGTTAATCTTCCTGAAGTTGTACTACCATCTGGTTCATCACTAAAGTAAACAGGTGCACTTTCTCCTCTGATAGTAAAAGCAGTAGATTTAATGTTCCTACCTTCTAAATTAACGTGGAATTGGTTACCATAACATAATTCATATTGACTCGTAACGTTAATTTCTGCACGAAGGTCTCTTCTCATTTGGATTCTTGTGATATTTGAAGTAATCGATCTATCAGAATCATCGACAATATTAACGAACTTACTATACTTGAATCTTCCACCGAATTTATTGAGATCTAAGGAATTAGCATACTTTTGAATAGAGTTACTTACTCTTGTTTGAAGAGTAGATACATCATTGAATATATTACTGTTGTAATATACAAAACAATCATATTCAACTGTTAATATTTGTAGATCAACTAACTGTTGGTTAATTCCTGCAAGAGCAAATTTCTTTAACTCAGTTGAAATTTGCTGTTTAGTAAAGTCAGAAATAAAGTTAGCATTTCTTGGTTTAATACTAATTATAACATTTCCAAATTGTGGTGGGTCTAATTCTTCACCACCAACTACTGAAACACTCTCAGTATCAGGGTAAATTTGTTGAATTATTGCTTCATAATCAGTCGCAGAAACCGCCCTGTACTGCGATGAATATAACCTAGGAGCATAATACTTAACTGAGTTAATAGATTCGATCTCATCACCATTCTGAGCGGGTTGAATGGTAGTTAGAGTGATAGTTAGGTTGCTCTGATTCACACTTACATTCAAACCATCATAAAAATCTCCACCAAATGAAAAATTACGAGCACCATTTCCTTCTCTACCCTCAGTTACAATATAATCGACCCTAACATCAGTATTTGGATCTAATTTCTTACCAAAGAATCCATCACCAAAGAGAATTTCATATTTTTCATCTTCAATCTCCTGAAGTAGGAAAACTTCAGAGTCTTTAGTAATTTTAACGATATTATCAACTAATCTATACCTTCTACCATCTCCAATCTCACCAGGTCTAAAAACAATGCTTCTAATAGTCGATGTATCAATGAATGGATTATCTAAAATGAACTTTTGCTCACTATGACCACTAACTGTAAATGCTTTTGATAATAATGTTCCTTCATATACCTCAAATTGCCCAAAATCAGCAACTCCATTCACAACTGCCACTGTTCTATCCTCTGGAATGGCAAAAGCATAGGTTGTTCCAGAAGAATCACCAGTACAAACTAAACCTTTCCTTAAAGTCAGTGTATTTCCGTTAATAACACCAGTTGAATCAGTAACACTAAGACTTACAGTACCTTTTGCAGCAGTTCTTGACCTAGGAACATAACCAATATTTCTAGCAAGCGAAACAACGTTCTCTCTAAGAGTTGCAGAGTCAATAAATGACTCATTAACGACCATATTGGTGTTAAATGCAGTCTGATACGTATTATATGCTAATGTATCGATAAGAACCGACATATTTGACCCTTCATAGTCAAAACCAGTAAAGTCGGTATTCGCTCTTAGGTAGTCTTTAATCGAGGATTTGATATCCTCATAGTCTAAATTTGTAAACTTGTTAGATGGCATTATCTTGTCGCCTCTAGGATGAAGGAAATTGCTTGTGTTGCGGATAAATCACCAATAATATCATAAAATATAGTTACTCCAAATGCATTTTGCTCAGGTCTTGACTCAACTTCTACACTTACATTACTAACTCTAGTTTCATATAACTGAATTGTGTTTTTAATTGTATCAGCGACTACAGAAGCAGTTGCATCATCAATTAAATTGAATAAAGTGTCTCTTATTGGCGATCCAAATTGTGCATTAAAAAATTTTTCACCAGGAAGTGTAAAAACACAATTCTTAATTGATGTTTTTATTGCATCTTCATTCTTAACTACAGTCAAATCATTGGTTACTGGGTGTGGTGTAAACGAAAAACTGATATCTTTGAATGATTTTGAAGTAATCCTATTAGAAATAGGCATGTTTTGGAGGCTTTAAATTTATTTATACGTATAATTCACAACTTTTTATCAAAACATAAAAAAAGAGGGTTTTTACCCTCTTATCCTTGACCTCTAGGACGTTTTTTCTTGTGATTTCGAGCAGTTGCAGCATACTTTGTGTGTCTACCTGCCCCTTGTCTTGTTTTTTTCGGTTTACTTTCAATAGTTTTCATGAATTTACCTCTACTTTAATGTCTTTTGATGCTGGATGTCCCTTTTCGTAGTACTGATGGGCAAGATCTTCGAGAGTCTCGAACATTTCTTCCTCTGAAAGATCCTTCCATGCCACTACACCCTTGATTGAAATGTTATATGTCTCAGATAACTCTTGTTTTTTCATGTCCTACACGTATATTTGGGTCACACCAGATCTCAAAACCTGCTGCAATCGCATCTAAACAGAAAGAAACGTCTTCTCCGCACATATCTTGTACCTCTCCTGACTCAAATTCTTGCATTTTTGGAGCAAACCAAGGATATTTCATTTCTGGGTGTTCAAAAACTCCTTTTTTGATGAGTACCCACCCAAATCCTGTGTAATCCACCGTGAAGGGCTTACGGCGCTTTTGCATACTTTCACCAGTTTCATGATTCATGACACCTCCATTGGTACGGAAGTCTTGCTCCTCCAACCAGTGAGCGACAGAAGTTGTGCGTCCATCTTCGGTCATGTACCAACCTGCAGCAATATCCTTCTCCATAAGGATTAACTGTAAGAATTGTGCAGAGTTAAAGATAATATCACTATCAATCCACAGTTGATAATCGTACTTGAGTTTACCGTCCCATGGGATTTGGTTAGGACCACGTAGGACATTTGCACCTAATACCTTACAACGTGCAAAGTTGACCATTGATGAGTAATCCTGAGAGATTTGGATACTCACACCCATTTGTACCAGATCAAAACATAGTTGAACAAAGTTCTTCATGAATGCATATGAACAACCACGACCAGGTAGGCACAGTACAACTGCCTTACCTTTTGCTATTTCCTTTGCTTTTTCGTAGTCGTATTCTATTTCTTTTTTCTTTCCTCCCTTAGTCGGAGTCTTTGCCTTTACAGTAAATCCTTTAGCCATAATTTGTTTGGGTTACATCAGTATCATACTATAGTATGTAGTCATTGTCAATAAGAGGATTCTTCAATACACATATCCCCCACACATTCTGTGTACGTTAGTTCTTCTTTGAAATATGAGTGATAAATTCTTCCCCATATTATATCAAATTCTTCTTGATTCAGGTTCTTGAACAAACATTTGTCATTCAAGTAAATGTGATACGTTATGCTAGTTGTCGAAGTCATAAACCTCCTCTACTTTAATGTCCTCAAAGGTGTACTTGGTATCAAGTAAGTTATTATCGATAATTGTTTTAAGCATTGTAAGTGTATTATCCTTTTCCTCTTTTGAAAGACGTTCGTAAAATGTCTTTTCCTTAATAACAATATTATACATTAGAAATCCTCTTCTTCATCGATAAATTTACAAGATAGTTCAACTTCTGATTTCAATTCCCATTCTACCACATCTCCTTCTTCCCATGTGAGATCCTTAAGGATTTCTTCTGGAATTGTAACAAAGAGATCTCCTGTGAGATCATCTTGTTGAATCACTGCTTTACGAATGTGCTTCATTGCTTCTGTAATTTCTCCACAACTGTTGATGCTTGCATAGGTGCAACATCATTTAATCCATTAGCATCAAACCAAGGTGCACTTTCCCAATCGAATCCTTCTCCGAATGTGTTGTCAGGTGCCATCACATACCAATGACATTTTGCATCAGGAATATCAACGGCACATACTGCCCAGTCATCTGCCCATTGAGGTACTTGAACGTACATCACAGGTAAGTGATTTGCATGAGTGATTGTCGGAAATACAGTTAAGACTATCATGAATACAAACACCCAGAAAATCTGAGGTATATATCTGACACTCATTGGTCTCTTGTATACTTCCATTACGTCGTGGTAGTTCATTTGTATCGACCCTCTATGAGTTTATATATGGCGAAAAATTTTTTCATTTGAAGTATATTTAAAGCTCGAATTGTCACCTCTGTAGGTTAGGGGTACCTAACGGTTTTCAAACCATAATAAAAAGGGGGCATAAGCACTGCCCCCCACGAACAACTTAGGCACAACCCCTACATTGTGCCCCGTGGGTCTTACATGGTCAGAGGTCTCCACACATAAAGCGGATAATAATAAGTGATCCGCACCCTTGCCTGACCAATGCCCAGAGGAGAGTTATAACTCCTCAAGCATTTCGTCCATCTCAACTGCGTTTATGTTTGGGTCGTCCCATCTGACACCATCACCAGTTGTTTCTATTCCGTAGTTCGCAAAGATCTCCAATAAGTGTGACCAGTCCATTGCTCTACGTGCTATGTCGTAAAGTCCTTCGTCACCACCGATCCAAAGCGCTGCGTTCCAAGTTTCGTGATTAGTCCAACCGTTGTAGTCTTGGTGTGTTAAGTCTGTTTGAAAAGTTGAAGTCATTAATGCTCCTGTGTGGTATGAGTTCATTATAACCTTAAATGTGTGAGAAAATAAGGTGTTAGTGGACAGAGTTTTGATTGGCATACTCTAATAAGTCATGCTCTCTGAACAGATTGTAATAGGTGTCATTCATTAACCCGAACTCAAACGAAGTGTTTGCGTGTTGTTCGGTTACACCTTCGTAGCACTTTAAAATTTCATCGTAATCCATTAGTGCTTCCTCTGTCTGATATATTCGCTGACTCTGTCATTTGCGTCAGCGATTAGGACGACTGAAAAGAGAATTAAAAATGTTTCAATCATTGGCATAAATCCTCAAAACGTTTTTGGGCAATTTCAATTTGCTTTTCTTCAGAAAGGTAGGGGAAGCACTCTTGCACTTCCTCAAAAATTCCTTCTAAGATCATTTCATTCTGTAAGCAACTCATGAGAACACCTTAGGTAATGCGTACTTGCTGCAAGGGTGTGGATTATCTGGTGTACACCCGAAAGAAGCAAAGAAATCATCAAGTGCTTCAAGGTTTAATTCAGGATCATCAAAATCAACCTTTGCGATTGACTGAACACCCCACTCGGCAACTTCATCACAAAATGTTTGGAAGTCTTCGCAGACATATGCTACGTTTTCAAAGTTGTCTACTTCTTTGATTCTTTTAATTAATCTTTGAGTTTTGGTCATGTGTGGAAACCTCTTTGTTTATACTACTATTATAAAAGCAAAGGTGAGAAAAACAACCCACCCTTGTGACACTATTTTAATCGGCATAGTATTCGCCTTCGGTAACTCTTGTACCATTTAATGAGTACCACACGACCTCTGCGTGTCCGTACTGCTGTGCCATGTCATAGCACATATCATAAGCAAATGAACCATAAGGTATTGGTTCTCTTATTACTGTGTCGTTAAATTTTGCTTCAATGAACTTTTCAATCATAATGTGGAAACCTTTAATTGTTTATACTATTAGTATGACATATTTTTTTGCAAAACGCGAGCAAAAATGGACAGAGTTTTAATTGGCACACTAGTAACCTTTTATGCCCCCGTCTCCGTAGACGTCACGCATGAGATCATCATATAATGACTTAAGTTTGTTAGTGTTAAAATGATGATCCGCGACAAGGTCAAGGATTCTTTCTTTTTGCCACCCGTCAAAGTTCTTTGACAAATCTTTGATTTCTCTGATAAGATAGTTTCTGTTCATTTTAATTGAATGTCGTAATCAATGGATTTAATGCACCAACCTGATGCTGCGGTTATCTCTTCGATTAGGTCATCTTCACTGTCTGCTTCCCATACACCAAGTGCAAGGTCACGAAGTTCAATTTCCTCATCAAATGTGAGTTTGAATCCGTTTGCGTAGTCATCATCGAAATCAAACTCAATTTCAGTTACATTAAACTGCATTAGTGAGTACACCTTTTGTCTGTGTATGCGTCCTCATTCCAATGTTCCCCATCTTCAAGAACACCTAAGTTAATCGCGATTGCGTCATAACATTCCATCGCTGATCTACTCATTCTGTTACATGTATAGTCCCAACCTAAGTTAGCGAAGTCATCATAGAGTTTTGAAACGTTAATTTTTTTCATGTGTGGATTAATGAATTGTATGACTTAAGTATAATTCAAAATATTTAAAAATGAAATAAAAAATGTACACCTTGTAAAGTGTCACAATCATTCTATAAATTCCAGATCTTCGGGACGATATGTGATACGATCGTTTCGGGACTCGTCGCAGGTGATCAAAACGATCTTATTGAGCTCTGGGAAGAGGGTGAGAACCCACCACTCCCGATCCTCTGGGTCTCTCACCTTATCACCAATTGAAAAATTATTCATAGTATCCTAATTCCTCCTCTTGTTCTCTTAACTCCTCTGCTGCCATAGTGAAAAAATCACGAATGGTCATATCTGGATATTGTAGCAGATAAGAGCATAATGCCCCCATCTGCATGTGTCTTGACTCTGCCATGTGTATTTGTTCCATGACTGCCTGAGCATCAAATTCTAAATTTGTCATCATTACACCACGGGGATAGAGATGCCATCATGAAAAGGCACGATTGTATTGAATGCCCTAACGTACCAGTTCCAATTCTTCT